TCAGGGCGGGACCACGCATTCAGGGTCGTCGTGAGGCTCCGGGTCGGAATCGGGCAGAGACCAACGCAGGAAACGCCGGCACGCCCGCGTACGCCGAGGCGTGCCGTTGACCCAGAGAGCCATCCGCCCCAGCGCAGGGGCGTACTCGATGGAGCGAACATAAGGGCAGTGCCAGCCGGCCAGTGAGGCGTAGAGCAGTGGCCCAGGATCGCCAAAGTCGTCGGGGAGGCGCACCTCGCGCATGTCCACCAAGGCACGATTGCGGCCAGTGTGGCCTATAGCGGCCCCGGTACCGTCACCAAAAAGGACATCGTAGCGGGCGTCGCAGGGCCACATGGGCGGCAGGATAGCGGCCGGGCGTCTCAGGCAGCGCGAACGGGCTATGACGGCCCCGGCCTGGACTGATAAATGCGTTCCCGGTTGAGCGTCGAGCGGCCATTACCGCCGATCGTGTACCGGATTGGAACGACCGTCGACGGGAATCTGGCAAAAGCGCGACGCATGTCGGGGTGGTCATTGATCGTTAGGATCGACCGCCCTTTCATCGTCGCCATTCGCTCGGCCAGGGCTTCGTATTGCTCCATGCCAAACGGGCTGCCGTAGCCCTCAGTTTGCCAATAGGGCGGGTCCAAGAAAAACAGCGTATGCGGCGCGTCATAGCGAGCCAGGCAGTCTTGCCATGGCAAATTCTCGACCAAGACGCGGTGAAGCCGAATATGCGCAGCACTCAGCTCCTCCTCGATCCGCAAAAGATTGATAGCCCTGACGCTGGTGGTGGCCACGCCGAACGTCTGACCAGCGACCTTCCCGCCCCATGCGAGGCGCTGCAGGTAGTAAAACCGAGCGGCGCGCTGGATATCGGTCAATGTCTCGGGGCGTTGCATCTGCGCCCACTTGAACATTTCTCGCGACGTCAGTGCCCAGCGAAACTGGCGAACAAACTCGTCGAGGTGGTTTGCCACGACGCGATACAAGCGAACCAGCTCACCATGGGTATCGTTGAGCACTTCGACTTTCGCGGGCTCGCGAGCGAACAGCAGCGCGGCGCCGCCGGCAAACGCCTCGACGTAACAGGTATGCGGATTGTTAGAGAGCAGCGGCAGCAAATGCCGCAATAGCCGGGTCTTACCGCCCGGCCACGGTACTAGGGTCTTTGAATGCACGTTCTCAGCCTTTGCGATGGGATGAGGCCAGACTGCAATCCCCGCGGGGGATCAGAGCCTCGGCCAAAGTCACGCGGCTGATCGCGTGTTCTGCGGCGGCTGGTGGGCGTTGCTGCGCCCACCAGCCGCTCTGGTTTATTAGCTTTCCGACATCACGCTATCCTCCATAAATCCGAAATTCTGTAGTCGCGAGATACTGGTAGGCCGACGGCGTCGCGATCCGAATATGACGCGCGTTGACGGCCGTGAACGTGAATTCCTTCTCGGTGGGCGACGTATCGGTCATGCCGCTGACTGTCAAAATATCGACCCACGCGGAACCATCGTAGTACTGCAGCTTTGCGCCATTGAGATAGGACGAAACCGTGCCCCAAGCCGGAAGCGTGCCGGCGCCCAAGACCACGCGATCGACAGTTCGAAGTACGCCAAGGTCAGCAGCGATCCAAGACGGCGTGGACGTTGTGCTCGTACCACCTCCGGTAGTGCTGTCCGCATCGCGCATATTGGCGGCCGTTGCCTCGACGCCGCCGTAAATTGACGATTGGGTCCACACGCTAACGGTGTGCTGTCCACCCATGCCGCGGTAAACGGGATGCGGAACGTACCGGATGACGACGCAGAGTCCCGTCGCGCCACTCCCTGCCGTTTCGACATCGAAACGAATCGGGGTGTCGATATCGAAGAAAACAGGTGTGGCCAGCAGTGTGCCAACCACGCCCGTTTTCGTGCTGTGTTCGCTCGCTTGAATCTCCGGCTTGGTGGAGAAGATCGTATCGGTGCCGTTTTTGACATCGACTCTCGTCGAACCGCTGCTCGACGGCTGTAGGACGTAAGCGTAGACATCGACGATCACGCCAGGCTCCGGCGCACGCCACACCCAGAGCGAAGTCCCGGTGGCGACCGACTCAGAGGGCCGGTAGAGCGCGCAATACACCTCTTTAGGGGCCTGAAGGGCCGTATCGATGGCCTCTTGGGCATTGGCCAGCGTCGCGCCATAGTTCGTATCGTCGAACGTCAAATCTGCGGCCGAAGATGCGCCGCCCGCGCCGCCGGGATAAGGCAAATCGTTGTAGGGGGTCGCGCCGTCGCCGAATTTGAATTGCCCCGTGTCCGTTTCCAGTACGAACTCGCGCTCGAGAGGCACTTCATTCAACGCCGCCAGCGCCGTGGATAGGCCGCCGCGAACACGGAACCGATAGTTGATGACCTGCGTCGTCACATGATGCTCCCGCCATCGATGACAATCTGAACTGGCGTCCAGGCAGGGGCAGAGATCGAATGCGCCGTCGCGCTGCCCGCGGTGTAGGCGAACGTGATCTCATGCCGCTGCAGACTTTCGTCGCTATCGTTGATCGAATACAGCACGACCGTGACGGTGCCTGACGCCGCCAGATCGACGGTGGCGGTATCGCCAGCGATATCGTCACGCTCGACCAGGACAGCACCGCCAGCGCCGAGCACGCGAAGGCCGTAACGCTGGTCGGGCGGCGGCGTGATCGAGCCGGCATCGCCTTCGACCAACTGGTCGGCCTGCACGATATGGTTGCGATGCGTCCAGGTGACCGTGAATTCGCCAGTCACGCTTGCCGGCGCTGCAGATCCTGCGATGCGCACGCGACCTGGCGGGTAAGGCCGGCTTTGACGGCGGGCCATCGTGACGGTGCTTGCGGTGGCCAGCGCCGCATTGAGCGTGCCCAAACGCGTCCTACACAACAGCTTTACGTCGATCGACTCGCCCTCCGTAAACTCTGTGTTGACGCGGCCATTGTAGATGTCGGAAAACCAAACACGTGTACCCGCCGCATGCGTCGCACGCACCGAATCGACACACGCCCGAGCGATCGTCGCCGCGCCGGTCGTCGGGTTGAACGCATCGAGCCTGCAGCATTCATCGCCGATCAGCACCTGGCTGCCGAGCGTGACCAAATCGAGACCGCGACCGGCCTGCACCACGATGCTGGTGTCGGTCTTGCCGATCGCCGCCGCCAGCACCCCGTTCGGCGTGAAGTCGCCTTCTCCCGTGATCGCGAATTCAGCCGATCCGATCCGCGTCGCGATCATGTAGTTGTAATTGACGCCGGCAGGGCGGCTACCCAGCGCCACCACGAAGCCCGCATCGGCTTCGACCGTCGCCAGTTCGGCCGCACTGAGCGAGCCCGCGAGGTCGCGGTAGCTGGCTTCGTAGACCTTTTGCTCCGGTAACGGCTTGGGCGCGGCATCCGGCGCCGCCCAGACTGAACTACTCGGCGTGACGTAGGTGGTTTGGGCCATCCCCGGAATATCCTGCGCCACCACCAAGCCAATGCGGGTGTCGGTCCTTGTGCCGTAGTCCACTTCGAGGATACGAACGGGCATGCGCACCACGCCGCGCCGCGCGTTTGAAAGTGCGTAGACATCGCCGCGTTTGATGCCCCACAAATTGCGCTTGACCGTCAGCCGCATACGCTGCTGAAGCGCGCTTGCGGCGGCGCACTCTCGCGCCGCCACACGGCTCACCAAATCGGCGTTCCATAGCCCCGGGAACTGGCGCTTGACCGCGATCACGCGCTTTTGCGCCTGGATGTTCGCGCCGTTCTGATCCGTGATGCTGATGTCTTTGTTGGTCTCGGCGTCGTGGCCAACGACGGTCACTTCATTCGTGCTGCCGTCGAGCAGCGCCTGATCCCATGCGTCAACACTAATGATGTTCGACCCATCCAGCACCGGAAGAGAATCCACATCGTAGTCGGCGCGGATAAGCCGATAGGTCACTTTGCCGGTGAACGGGTCTGGCGCCCACTCGCCGGCGATGTGGCTGTTGATGATCGAGATGTATTCGCCGATCGGCGTCGAGAGACGATACGGCAAACACAAGCCAAAGCCTTCGTCGTACAGCGTCTGCGCAGCGGCAAGCCATGACGCTTCGTCGATCACTTCGGTGGACCAGCCCATGCCCCAGTTGGTATCGGTGAACGCCTGATACAGGATGTGCATCGGGTTCTTGCCGCAGTCTCCCACCTTGACCAGGTCGGGCTGCCATACGGGCGTGCTCCAACCTGCCGTGAACGCGCCCCAGCGCTGTTTCCAAAGCTTCAGGTAGGGGTTCATCGCGCCGACTTGGCCGTCGAACACCGAAGTACAAAGCCCGCGTGCGGCCGGCCAAGGTCCATCTACGAGGGATTGCAGCAGCGGGTGCGGCAATTGATCCGCATCGCCCTGTCGTATCGTGAGGCTCCCTACCACGCCGCCTTCGCGCTTGTCGCCGCCGAATAGCTCCGGCTTATCGATCTCGATCGTACCGCTGCCCTCGAATTTCCCTTCCCAGGCGAGCTCGCCACCGATCTCGATGCGGCTCAAATGGTCGTTGCTGTGGCTGTGCCCCATGTACAACGTCATGTAGTGTCGATAGCCGATCGTCGGTTTGCTGCTCTTACCCACGCGGACCTCGCAACTGATCGATCACGATTGGCTTCTTCGTGCTGGGGCGAATCAACCGCGGACGGCAACTTCGCCAGGTGCGGATTGCGAAAAAGACCGCGACAACTAGGCCGATCGTCGCTGCTTCGTAACGCTCAAGAACGCTCATGGCGCAAGCGCTCAACGCGATCAGCACAACTGGAAGCCACTGCAGCATTCGATGCCTAGTCATTGGACGCCTCTCGTGCTGCCACAGCGATCGCGCGTTGCACCAGCGGGTCACCATGGAGGTCGGGGCGCTCGTCGATCGGGATGCCGTCGCGGCACAACCGGCGCATATCGACGGTGTTCGAGCGGCACCAAGCGCGAAGACCCCATACGCAGAGGCCTGCGGCACGTACGTGGTGAGCCTTCAAAATCACTTCCCACCCTCCGCTTTGATCGGGGTGGTTCTGAGATTCCCGTAGTAGAGAACGTTCGGGTCTTCGTCCCAACACTCGCCGTGCATCACCTTGATATCGATGCCTTCCTCCGCCGTGGGCACCGTAAACTCGGTCACCGCAGGCGGCTTTTGATTCTGCGATTTCGGGCGCGTCGACAAGCTGACTGCGATCGAGATCACCATCATGATGATGTAAATCCAGGTGAACGGGTCCATCAGAACACCGTTTCGTTGCTGAAAGGGTTCTTTTTCGGGATCGTGTGCTGACCGCCGTAGTTGTGCTCGTTGTTGAACTTCCCTCCGCAGTGCCCCATCAAGTGGTTGCAGCCCGGAAATGCACCCACCACCACACCTTTCGGGATCGCTGCCGGCGTCAACAGCTTCAAGGTATCTCCGGTGTGAGAGACGATAAAACGATATTCGAATTCGCCCTCAACAAGCCAACGGATAAACCCGCCCTTGAACCAGTCGTTCTCTTTGCTCGCGAGTTCAGGTGCTTTGAGCGTCAACCCGCTGCTGATCTCGACTGTCGCATCGGTGCGGTACAGCTCTTCGTTGACATTGCATTGACCCACCCCTTTGCCGTAAAGCGCTAGTGGGCAAGATACCTGCCACACACGCCGCAGGCCATTCGCGCTGACCGCCGCCATTAGCGTTTGCGCACGAATCACCGCTTCTAAGGCGTCTTTTGTTTGGATTTCTGAAACGTCAGAAACGATGCCTGACCAAGCATCACGGACGGTGCCATCGCTCACACGGACCACGCGCACCTCAAGATGGACGCGCGCCATTGGTGGGTACGGCCGGAAAATCGAAAGCACACCCAAATTCAAAGGCGCAGTGATTTCCAGCAAGTTCTTCGTTTCTTCGGGCGACTGCACAAACCGCGAACGCTTCAGCCCTCGCGCCGAGGTGTATTTAATTCCGCCAACCACCGCATCGCGATCCACATCGGTGTAGCGCCAATGGCGGTTGCCGATGAAAAAGTCGTACAGCTCGATTTCTCTGCTTAAGAGGCCCAAGGCTCTTCTCCCGGTTCTGCGATAAAGGCGGTGCGCGACTTGGCCACGCCATTGATATCGGTGAGGTGGCTGATCTCGATCCGGTCGTTCTCCTGCACGCACAGGGCCATCCAGCACATCAGCACAACATCCTTCGGCGCCACCGGCCGGCCGAAGGCGGCATCCATCACCAGCTGCTCGCGACCACCGACCTCGGCGCTCGAACGAATCTCTCGGTGGAACACCGACCCATCTCGCAACTCGACTCGAATGTGGCGACGGCCGGCCTGTTGACGCAAAGCGCTGGCGATGCCGGCTCGCACCACGACCAGCACTTGCCCGCTGCCGGGCACGGTCTCGGCGAGCTCGATGTCGTCGGTCCACGTCGGCACCCACACGGCACGGGCGCGACCCTGCAGCCAATACAGCAGGCTGCGGTGCGCGGTGCGCGCTGCGCGACCTTCCAGCACCCAGGCATGCGACTGTCGGCCGAAGACCAAGCCGCTGTAGTCATCGACGTCGACCAGACCCACGTCGCCATCGGTCACGACCAGCGATCGCGAGAAGGTCGCCGAGGGATCGTCCGATTCGTCGCTGCGGGTGTCGAAGACGGGATAGCCGCGATACAGCGTTGCCGGCGATATCGCTGGCCAATCGCACGGTTCGTCCATCTCGAACCGCACGCGCGCCATCACAACGCGATCGTTGCGTCGACGCAGGGCAGGCGCTTCCGCCATTCGCGCCTTGCGGCACGGATACAGCCGCGTACCCGCAGGCCAATCCCGATTGAGTTGACGGGCGAAGACCACCTCATTCGAGGCGACCGATTCGACTTCGATCAGGTCATATTGATCGGCGCTTCGCCACAACATCGCCAAGCTGCCTGGGGCAAAGTCCAACCCCGTCGTATCAATCGAGACGCGATCATCGGCGGCCGTCAGGGGTGAAGGCAGCAGCGTGATATCCATCCAGATCGGCAGCGCCCACGTGCGAGCGCTCCAATCGAAGATCAGGTTCTCCAGGATGCGGCGCTCGCTGCCGCCCTCCACAACGCCAAATTCCAGGCTTCGCCGCGGCGCCCCGCGCAGCGGCATGCGGGTGGGCGAGCCATCGAGTGAACGCTGTACGTCAGTGAGCCAAGCCAACACTTCCTCGATCGGCTGCGTCCAATCCGCAGAGACAGGCCAAGCGTTCAAGCGCGTGCCCGTGATCGGAATCGCGATCGGGTCGAACCCGTCGAACGCGAACGTCAGGGTCGCCGCGATCAGAGGCGGGCCTTGGTCGGAGATCGCCAGGTTGTAGATGTGCTCCTGCAGCGGCAGGAATTCCAGCGGCAGCGAGGCTGGGCCGGTCGCCGACAGTCCCTCACCGTCGGTCAAGACGGCCGTGTCAAGCGTGACGCTGCGGTCCAGGTACGCATTCCAGAGCGTGACCGGCCGTGATTGCGCCGAAGCCATATTGCCCAGCGCAACATTCGAGGGGATCACGTGGATGCGGTGATAGAAGTCGTCGCTGAAATTCAGCGGCGGCAAGCCGACGCGGCCAATGCCCACGCGCACCGAAGACCGATGCAGCGTAAAGACGGCCGTCGCCGGCAACGCCGGAACGATCGCCGCGGCATCGTAGGGTGATTCGGTCGAGACCTCGATTTCGGCGGACAACGCAGGGTTGACCTCGCCGTAAATCATCGCAACCGCAAGCATTCCCAGAAGGCGCATCGTCAGGAACCCGTGTACCGGATCGCGACGCCGTACGTACCGCTGTGCTGCGCGCCTGTGGACCAAGCAACGCCATCGCGCTGTTGATCGTTGCGCGCATGCATCGGATACAGCTTCCACACATCGCTGCCGTAAGTCAGGGTCGGCACTTCCACATTGTCGAGCCGGCAATATCGGGCGTTCTGCGGAATGACGACGATGGTCTGACCCTGCGCCGATCGGGCGAGCACCGCCCGAATCGGCAACAGCGGCGTGCCATCGTTGTGTTGCGAGGGCAAGGCATAGAGCAGTGCGGCAACGTGACTTGGGCCGAGGAGATCGCCGGCAGCGCCCGCGTAGCCCGTCTTCCAGCCAACGCCCTCCAGGCCGCAATGCACGAACGACGATTGGTGTGTGCCTTCCGAGCCGCAAAAGAACAAGCCGAGACCGAAACCGTCGTAGGTTTGGGCGCCCGTTTCATTCCCGCCGCCGCCGCCGTTGTCCAGGTACACGCGGCACTGCGCCGAGTCGCGCAGCACGGTCGAGCGAAACGACCCGGTGAACCAGGCGCCGGTGCCGCCAATCCCGGGCACCGAAGACCGGCCAAAATTTAGGCGCTGCGAACGGTCGATGTTGTAGCGCACCTCGACGTAGACTTCGTCGGGATCTGCGAACGCGTGGATCTCGTAATCCACCGGCCATGTCATCGGCGCATTCGCGAAATCCATAATCTTGACGGCGGCGGAACACGCACCCGTCAGCGCGGCACCGGACTGGCCAGTGCCGGCGTGCAGCCGTAGCTCGTAGGTATCGGCGACGAGTTGGAAATACAGCGCACCGCGGCTCAGCACGCCGCTGGCCAGCGTCCAACCGTTGGCGCTCAGATAGGTCTCGATCGCGGTTTTGAGCGCCGCGAACGACGCGACACTGCCGGTGGCGTACATATCAGTTCATCTCCAGGGCGATGAAGTCTCGCCAGCTATTGCGGGTCCAGTCCTGCAAGACGACGTAGGCGTGCCCGTCGACGGCACGGATGGCGTCCACCGCCTGTAGCACGGTCATGCCGGCCTGATCGACGATCGAGCTGCCGCCGATCTGCAAGACGTTCTCGCTGCCGTTCGCGAAGCCGGAAATCTGCACCACGCCATCCAGCTCGCCGTACTCATTGCCCAAACTCGGATACGACTGCGTGCTGGCGTCGAAGAGTCCGACCGAGAGTTCGAACAAAACCAATCGCTCCGGCTGGTACTGGGGATCGTCCGGGTCGGCGTTTGCCGGCACCAAACAGCGCGCTGCGGCGCCGACGCCATCGACGTACTCGCCAGCGAGCGCATATCGCGATGACTGCGTGTTGGCCGCGTTGGAAAACGGTGAAATGCGCACACGCTTCCACGCGCCAGCCGCGTCGCGCAGCCACAGGTTGCCGCCGCTGTAGCCGGATTCCGAACTGCCTCCGATGCCTTTGTACGGGAACCACTGCGTTTCGCTGAAGCGCTTGGCTTCGCGGCCGGTGTAGTGGCCCGCGGCGATCAGCGGATTCGCATAGACGCCTGGCCGCACGTACGGCAGATACTTGCCGACGTAGAAGTGCGCATAGACCGGCGAGCCGACCTTCATGCCGCCGACGATGCGGCGCTTGTTGGCCGTGATGAAATAGGTGCAGGACTGGTTGTGGCACGGCACGCCCGACGCGCGGTAGCCGGGCTGCGTCTCGAACGTGTTGATGCTCACGTAGCCCACCATCGTGGCGGCGAGCAGGTTGTAGTAGTCGGCGGACACGTCCTGATAGCACTTGAAGCCGACATAGATCGACTCGGTGCCGGACACGCCCGTCGAGTGCAGGATCAGCTCGCGTTCGGCGATGCCGGTGTTGTACCGCATGACCGTCCAGCCAGCAGCCTCCGCCAGCGTCTTGATCGCCGCCAGAACGCGATAGTGGGCGTCGTCGCCCGTGCCCTTGGTGACCGTACCGATCGCGTACATCAAACCCCCAGCGCGCTGCGCATTGCGCCGCGATTGCGTGACACTTTGTTGACCATCACACGGTCGCTTTTCGGGCTCTCGAAATAGCTGCCGACCAATTCTTCGCTATCGATCAGATTGACGTTGGTGAGACTGAACTGGGGCACCGGCATTTCGGCACCACCCACCAATCCGCCTTCGGCGAAGCTGAAACGCGGCGACGGCAATAGCGACGGCGCCCGCGCATTCGATGCGCTGCGCCAGTCCTCGATCGCGGCCATGCCTTTTGCATGGAAAGCCTGCATGAACGCCAACGCGCCCGGCTCGCGCATGCGCTCCGAGGGCTGTACGTATTCGTTGCGGTGAACAAAACCGGCGACCTGATACTTGCCGCCTGGGCCGGTGAAGCCGCCATCGGCGAAGCCGCCCATCGAGTTGGCCACAATCATCAGCGTCGCAGCCGTGGTCAGTTCCTTCGCCGCCTTGCTGAGCGAGTCGGCGCCAAACTTGATCACGCCGCCCGCCAAGCCCGTGGCCAGCGCCGCGGTCTGCAGCTTGTTCGCACCATCGCCCACGTCGGCACTTTGGCCTTTGCCCCGGAATAGCACCTGCATCAGCTTCGCGGTGGCGATCGAGGCCAACTGTTGCGCCGCCAAGCGCGCCATGCCGGCCGTCACGTCCTGCAGCAAGTTCATCGCGGCGTCGCGGAGGCTGAGCGTGCCATTGGCCAGCCCGTTCAGCGATTCCTCGAGGCCGGACTGGAATGTGTTCTGGAGCGTGGTTTGCAGGAGCGAGCCCTGCGTCTGCAGTTCGAACAGCTTCGTCTTGAGCGCATCGATCTTGGCGAGGGTCTCTTCCTTGGCGAAGCCCTCCATGCTCGCCGCAGCCACTTCCAACTGCGGGATCAACTGCGAGATTTGATCCATTTCCTGCCGACGCAGGTCCAGCAGCTTGCGCTGGGCGTCGATGCTGCTGATCAGGCCGTTCTCGCGGGCGATGTTGACGCGTTGCTCTTCGTTCGAGAGCTGATCGTTGAACGCGCTGAAATCGCGTTGCGCCTTCTGCAAAGCGGCGCTGGTCTGCTCGAGCTGCATCAGTTCGTGGATCTGGGCGGCGCCGGCCGCATTGCCGACCTCGATCAATTTGACGCGCGTCTTTTCCAAGCCGTCGAGCGTCTTCTGCAGCGCCGCTTCATCGCCCCGGCCCTGCAACTGCAACGTGCGCAGGCGAACGTTGACCAGTTGCTTGGCCAGGTCGATTTTCTTGCGCTCCGTGTCCAGCAGCTCCGCTTCGGCTTTGAGTTGACCCTGCAGGGTCGCGCTGGCGTTGCGATAGGCGCCCTTCTCGATCTCGTAGCGAACACGCGCCGCTTCGGAGACGCGGGTCTCACCCTCTTCCAGTTCGGCCAGCATCGCGATCTGCTGGCGCAGATTCTCCAACTCGCGCTGCGCGGATTCGTTCGCGCGCTCGCCTTCGGTTTTCTTGGGCTTCGGTGCTTTCGGGCCTTTGAACTGTTCGTTGATCGCTTTGACCTGTTTTTCGAACGAACCATCGGTCAGACGCCGATCACTGGGATCGGATGCCCGCACCTTCTGGTATTCGCGTTCGAGGTCGATCAGCGCCTTCTTTTTCTTCGACTCGTTATCCAGCCCTGCGTTGATGCGCGCGTCGATCGACGCACGCGCCTTGATGCCTTCATCCTGGATGCGACGCGATTCGGCCGCTTGTTTGGCGATCGCACCTTCGGCATCGGCCACCTTCTGTAGCTCTGCGCGTTGCTGCTGCAGGCCACGGATACGCTCTTTCGTGCCGGCGTCCACGTCGGCGCTGCCGAGCACCTTGTCCAGGCTGTCCAGGCCGCCGAGCTGCCGCCATTCCTCGCCGATGCGATCGAGGTCTTCCGAGACCTTCGCCAGGCGGTAGGCGTTGTCTGTGCGGCCCACGTCCTTCATTCGCTGCCACGCGCTGGCCACCGCGAACTCGACCGCGTTCCATGCCCGCTCCAACGTGCCGGCCTGCGCACGCATCTCTTCGACGCGCTGCGCGCTGACCGCCGCCAGCTCTTCCAGTAGCCGCTTCACCGCATCCTGCGAGCGGCCTTGCTGCTCCAACGCCGTGACTTGCTCGTAGGTGCTGGCCGTGAGGAAGTGATACTGGTCGTTCAACTCCAGCATCGCCGCGCTGGGCGACTTGGCCGCGCGGATGATCTGATCGGTGATGTCCTCGATGCTGCGCCCAGTCAACTCGGCCAAGTTGACGGCCGCCTGCGATGCACCTTCGAGAGCATCGGCGCCGATCTTGCCCGACGCCGCGAACGCCGCCACAGCTGCCTGGGCATCGGCATACGCTCCCGTAGTGCTGCCCACTTCGTTGCGGATCTGCGCGAGCTGCCCAGCCGTGGTACCGGCGACGTTGCCGCTGCTGATCAACGCGCCTTCCAGTTCGCGCAGATCCGCAACGAA